TTGTGAAGCTCTGTATCTTACGTGTAAGAAAGGTCTTTTGATGTTTTTACCAAGAATTTGGTCATAAACAGATGAAGTACCCGCTGGTACTAATATACCTGTAACATCAGAAGCAATTTCTCCTCTAGTAGATGCATCGTTTAAGTATTTCCAGTCAGTTTTGTAGAAGTCATAAGAACCTCTTCTAAAACCAGAAAAACCTAAGTTGATCGCCATATCTTCAGAATTATTAAATAATCCCCAAGAAGTACCACCAGAACCATAAGAGTTTTGAGCAGCTAACATATCATCAATATTTAAAGATAAATCTCTATTTAAAAATAATACATTTTCCTCAATAGCTCCTTGCTTATCTAATTTCTTAAGCATGTTATCAAAATCAGCTAAATCATCAGAAGCAGAAGAACCGTCAATACCATCTTCATGGATGTGACCTCTATCTTTTACCGCAGCAAATAAACCTTCAGTTCCTGCGATGTCTGCTAAATTTGTATTAACATTTTTTTCTGATTCAATCATCGCCATTTCTAAGTAATCCTCGAATCTCTTTCTAGTATCACCTTCAGCTTTGATATACCATAAGTAACCTGACTGACCAGCTTCACCTGTAACTTCAACCCATCCAATTTGAGAAGCATCAGATCCAGAGATCTCATATTTATCTTTTAAGATAATTGGGTTGTTAGTGTAAGACTGGAAACTTGGCTTAACCGCTTCGTTCATACCAGTGTCAGCTTTTTTGAATTCAGAACCGTATACGAAAAGTTTAATTCCAGATCCAGCTGTTAAACCTCCACCAACACAACCAGTAGAGTTTGTGTAACATTTAACTGTTATTGCTGATGAAGCAACCGCTGATACATAAGCTTTTACGACAGCTGTACCATCACTTACCACTACGGTTTGTCCTACTCTAATAGCGTGATCAGTAAGTCCTGTTATAGAATTTGAACCACTCGAATCAGCTACTAGTGTACCACCTGAGTAAGATAGGTGTAATCTTCCTTGTTCTGACCAAATGATTTGATCTGAACTCATAGGCATTTCTGCGCCTACCATTTTTAAAAACCCACCAACAGATCTATCACCGAACTTTTCGATCTCTGCTTCATATAAGTCTGGAAGATATTGTTGCGCCCATCCTTTTTCTGCAGCCGATGTAAAGTCAATGTAGTTTGTTGACAAAGTTTGTTTAACTGGAGCTGGAGTTGTAGTTCCGCTCCCTAATGTAATTGCCATAATTTGTTTTTTTTAAAGTTATTTTTTAATTTTAATTCTTAATTTTGAACTATCATCGCCGCTTATAGCTCTCACTTTCATTCCTCCAGAATCTATATTTTGACCAATCCTTCTAGGATCCATATTAATATTTTTAGCTTCTGCAGACATTTGCTTTATAGCATCTGACTTTCCTTGTTCATAAAAATGATTCGCTATTGAATCAGCGTTTCTAGCAGCATAAAGTGCCTTATGATAACCATTAGCATCTTTTAACATGTTTTTGTCATCTAAGAACGTCTCAAATGCACTTAATATGTTACTTTGTGCTTGTTTAGTTGTCTGAACATCTTTTACGTTGTATCTAAACTTGTTTTCACCAACTTTAAACTCAAAACCTTTGAATTTATCACTAAAAACATTATTAGTTTGATTAACAAAATGTTCATTTGACTTTTGCTGCTGAGCAGTTAATTCGTTCTGCTCTTTTTTATAATTATCATAAAAATTTATAGCTTCTTTAATTTCCGGAGAAAAATTAGAACCAGATTTTATGTCATTATAGTATTTACTTTTTGCGTTAGCTAAATATTTTTTTGCGCTAGCGACTTCTTCTTTGTAGTTTAATTTTTTTCTTCTAATATCTCTTTCTTTATCTATTTCATCATCATAAGAAAATTTATCCTCTAACAAAAAATTGATTTCATCATTGTTTAAATGAGGTTTTGTTGATTTGTAGTATTCTAACAATAGGTCATCATCACCTAGTGATTCAACATCAACATTTAATTTTACATAATCCTGTAATGTTCCGCCAGTTTCACTCATAAAATCCATGAGTTTCTTAACATCTTCAGGATATTCTAGTTTTACTTCTTCTTGTAAGACTTGACTTTCTTCGGGCTGCTTTTCTTGTACTTGCCCTTGCTCTTGCACTTGTATGCCATCTTTTTCTTCTTTAATTAATGTTATTACTTCTTCTTGTTCTTGAGGTTCAACTTGTTTTTCTTCCTCTTTAATCTGTTCAACAGGTTCCTCTTGTTTTTTAGCTTCTTCTACTTTTTCAACAGGAGGTTGTTCAACGGTTTTTTCTTCTGGTTGTTTAGTTAAATCAACTTTGTAAACGCCATCTTCTTGTTGTCCACTAGTTTGATCGACTAATTCTTGTTCTTTTTCAGCTGTAGACAAATTGTCTTCAACTGGTTTCATTTTGATTTCTGACATAATAAAATATTATAAAATTTAAAAAATTATCTTGGATCAAATTGTTCTAATCCAAATCCACCTAAATTATCAAATCCTGCAGATTCAAAATCTTTTGGTGGTTTTCCAGTTTGTCGCTGGTTTATAAGCTCACTTTGTTGTGTAGCTTGTATTTTTGTTCTTTTGTCTTTTCTGTTTTCTTTGTATTCTTCTTTATTATTTATCACCTGTGTTTCAGCTTGTTTAAGCTGCATGTTAAGTTGAAACTCGTGAAACATTAATTCTTTTTTAATTTCAGCTTCTCTTTCAAGCTTTTGTATTTCAAATTGATGTTCTATTTCTGACATTTTAGCTTTACCTTGCATTATCACCTGTTCTTTCTGAGCTTCACTCTGAGCAGCAGCCTGCGCAGCTTGTGCATTTGATCTGCTTTGAGCTTCAATATTTTCCATTTGAAGTTGTCTATCTTTTTCAAACTTTTTCTTTCTTCTTAGTTTAAGTAATTGATTAGCAAGTTTTAAATTTTTAACCTCTCTCGCATCAATAGCATCTTCTATTTCTATTTGCTTTTGTTGTAATGCCATTTGAATATTATTTTCAAGAATTTGTTTCTGTTCTTCATCTGGAGCTAATTCTAAAAATATACCAAAATCATGCAAATGTAACGTTTGTATTTCTTTTAAACTAGCCACATTAAATTTACCAACACCATTTATAAATGCTTGAGTTGTATTTCCATATTGTAACACATCAGAAACTCTTAATGATATTGCTTCTGCTGTTTTTAAAGTTAAATATAATCCAGCTTGTAAAACATGCCTAGTAGCAACATTTGAATTAGCAGCGGCTATTTTTTGTAAACCTACTAAAGCATTTTTATCAGGCATACTACCATCTCTTGCTTCATTTAAACCAGTCACATCTCTAATCATTTGTAAATAATAATTATAAGATTGAATTAAACTAGCTATTTTCTGTCCACCAGAAGATGATTGTAATTCTTGAACTGGCATACGACTATGATTATATTCACCATCACCAGTCATAGATCTACCTATAACAGAACCCGTTTGGAAATACATGTTTAATGCTTCTTGTGGATTGTAATTAGTTCCGTTACCTAAATCTATTTCAGCTATACCATCAGCATCTAAATAAACACCATCCGGTACCATTCTTGATAATACTTGTTGTAATTTTAAATGAGTCAATTGAACCATATCAGCAAACGTTGTCATTCTACTTACTAAAGATTCTATTTTACCTTTATAAATACGTGGAGCAACAATACTATAAGATAGTTGTGCTTTTGTTATATCAGAATATGGTCTTGTCATATTTTCTGCTAACTTCCATTTAAGTAGTTTATTTGATCCAATTATTTTGGCACCTTCATAAATAACCTCTATTGATCTATTTACTTTTTGAAACCTGTTTTCTGCATTTTTTGGTGGATCAAATTGATCAGTCTTTTTTATAGATTTTTGTGAACCAGTTGATGTTTCTTTAATTTTATAAACTTGATTATTAAATGTTTTATATTCAAAATATAAAATATAAACGTAATTATTATCTGGAGAATCTGCAGAAGAATAAGACTTATTATATAACATAGCACTATTGCTAGAGTCTTCTA